TACGGGCGAACGGCGGCCTTGTCCTGAAGAATTGCGTCATCCGCGGATACCCTGAAAGCGGCGCCCCGGCAGGGGGCTACGACATCAACAATACGGCCTATCTCGGCGGCGCCTCCACGAATAACGCCTACCGGGATGCCGGAGCTCATGTCGATCTGACAGGTATCAGCGATTCGGCCCTCTTTGTGAACCCGGCCGAGTTCGACTACCGGCTCCGGCTGGGGAGCCTCCTCCGCGGCGCCGGGGCGGACCTCGCGACATGTCCGGATGATATTGTCGGAACCGATAGGATCGATGGGCTTTATGACATCGGCGCCTTCCAGTCAACTATTGTCGAAACCCGCCGGTTCTGGAGGGTCTCTCTCCCGGAGAGCGCGACGAACGTCACGGAGGGGGTTCGGCGGGTGGTCGTCGAGGCCGAGACTTCGGAGGCGGCCCTCAGCGCGGCCGGGGCGTGGTACGACGGAGACTCCCAGTGGACCGAGGTCGAGGAGATCACGGCCGCGGCGGATTATGCCGGGACGAAGTTCCAGCTCGAGGTGGTCGGGGTCTGCCGGGTCCAGTATACGGGAGAGCTCGGAGACACGATCGACGACGTCGGGGACGGCCTCGCGGCGGCTCTGAACGCTACAGACCCTATCGAGGCGGCGGCCTATAGTTCCGTGACCAAGATCCTCACCGTGGCCGATACAACGGACAGCCTCGGGGATAAGTCCGTGGGCGTGGTCGTGATCCCGTCCGGGGCAAAGGGTCCCGTATCCACGTCCACCGGCCCGATAGGGGGGATCACCGACAAGGGCTCCTCTGGGGACGCCCTCACAATTCAGCTCTACGCCCTCGCGGTTCCTCGCGTGGTCTCGGAAGGATAGCAGATGGCCCAGTACGACGGCAGCATCGCGACGGCCCTCCGGCTTCTGACGAAGTTCGGGGAGGCCTCGGCCCTCGTCCGGCGGGTGGATCCAGCCCCCGCGGACCCGGACGAACCGTGGGAGCTCGGCGCCCCCAGCGAGACGGAGTACCCCGTCAAGGCGGCATGGCTGAACGCGGAAGTCTCCCGCGGGCCCTTCCTCGGGCTCGTCCAGGAAGGCGACCAGGTCGTCTACGTGGCGGCCTCGGGCCTCTCCGTGACCCCAGACCCCTCCCTCGACAGCATCAAGCGGGCCTCGGGGGACAGGTGGAGCATCGAGGCGGTCCGAACCCTGTCCCCGAATGGGCAGCTCATCATGCATGAGCTCCTTGTGAGGAAGTAATGGCAGCAGACTACACGACGGCTATCTCCGAGATATTCGGCCTTTTCAAAGCGGCATGGGACGCCGGGGCGGGGGCTTACAACGGCGGGACTGTCCCCGAGGTCAGGTGGGACGGGATCGGCGAGGCAGGCCCCCCGGAAGGGGAGGCGCCCTTCGCCCGGGTGACCGTCCGGCACGGAAATTCCCCCCAGGCCTCCCTTACAAGTGGGGCCGGGTTCGTCCGATACGAGAATGGTGGTATAATCACAGTACAGGTAATGTACCCCCTCAAGGCGGGGGGCTTTAACGCCTCAGCGAAGGGGCTCGCCCAGGTGGCGAGATCGGCCTTCCAAGGCAAAAAGACGGCATCGCAAGTATGGTTCCGAAACGCGAGGATCAATGAGATAGGGCCCAGAGGGGCCTACTATCAGATCAACGTCATCGCGGAGTTCCTTTACGACGAGCTCGTAAGCTAAGACCCAGGAGGCACAATGGCGAAACTCGACAAGATCGACAGCAACGTAACGGGGCTCCGGTACGCGGAGGAGGCGAGTTATAAGACCCTCCCCGGCACGCCGACATGGAAACCCCTCGAACCCAATTCCTACGCGGATTTCGGCGGCCAGGTGGCCCTTGTCGCCCGGAACCCCATCAACCCCTCCAGACAGCGGAAAAAGGGCGTCATCACGGACCTCGACGCCTCGGGCGGGTTCAATACGGATATCACCCAGGAGAATCTCCAGGACATCCTACAGGGCTTCTTTTTCGCCGACCTCCGGACGAAGTCCGAATTCGACTCCGACACCGTGACGAACGTCGATGGAACCGGTGAGACCTACGATCTCACCGCGGCGGCCGTATCCGCGGCCGTGGCGGCGGGAGGCTCTACGTATGCTGTGAATGACGTCCTCACCCTCTCCGGCGGGACCTTCGGCTCCGCGGCCACGTTCACCGTGACCGAGGTCTCCAGCGGCGCCGTGGTCTCCGTCGAGATGACGACCCCCGGCGATTACACGGCCATCCCCACGGATCCCGTATCCACGACCGGCGGCTCCGGGACGGGCTGTACCCTCACCGTGACGTGGGATACCGAGGACGCCTTCGCGGCCGGGGATCTGATCTGGGCGAAGGGCTTCGGGGACCCCGAGAACAACGGGCTCAAGACCGTGAGTGCGGGGGACGAGAATTCCGTCACGGTCTTCGAGGACCTCGTGGACGACGCCTCTCCCGCCGGAACGATCTCCCGGGTGGGCTATATCTTCGTGGCCGGGGATCTGGACGTGGACGCCTCGGGAGTCCTCCCGAAGCTCACCACGACCACGAAGGATCTCACGGAGCTCGGTCTCGTTCCCGGGGAGTGGATCTACATCGGCGGGGACGCCGCGGGGACCTATTTCTCGAATGCCGTGAATAACGGCTTCAAGCGGGTGAAGAGCATCACCGCGAACGAGATCATCATCGACAAGAGCGACTCAGCAATGGTGACCGAGGCCTCGACGACCGAGACGATGCATGTCTATCTCGGCCGGGTCCTCAAGAATGAGGTCGGAACCCTCATCAAGCGGCGGACATATCAGCTCGAGCGGACCCTCGGGGCTCCGGACACGGACAACCCGACGGACGAGCAGGTCGAGTACCTCGTGGGCGCCGTTCCCGGGGAGTTCGCGGTTCAAGTCAACACGGCCGACAAGCTCATGGCGGATCTCTCCTTCGTGGGCGCCGACTTCGAGCCCTACGACGAGACCGAGGGCCTCAAGGCCGGAAACCGGCCCGCCCTCACCGAGGCGGACGCCTTCAATACCTCGAGCGACTTCTCGCGGATCCGTCTCGCCCAGGTGGACGAGACGAGCGAGGCACCGACGCCCCTCTTCGCATTCGTGAGAGAAATGAGCCTCAGCATCAACAACAACCTCACCCCCGAGAAGGCGATCGGCGTCCTCGGCTCGTTCGAGGTCACGGCCGGGACGTTCGCGGTGAGTGGCAGCCTCACGGCCTACTTCGCGGACGTGGACGCTCAGAAGGCCGTACGGGACAACGTGGACATCACGATCGATATTGCCATCGCGAAGGCGAACGCCGGGATGGTCATCGACGTTCCGATGATCGGGCTCGGAGACGGACGGCCGAACGTCGAGCAGGACGCGGCGATCACCCTTCCCCTCACCCTCGAGGCGGCTACGGCGGCGAAGTACGATCCAAACATGGATCATACCCTTCTGATGACGTTTTTTGACTATCTGCCGACGGCGGCGGAATAACGGACGAGGGGGCGGGCGGCGAGCACGGCAGCTCTTGAATTATGTCGCCCGTCCCCATGTTTTTCTAAGAGGAGGGAGCATGAGTCTTTACAAGCAGTTCAGGACGGACCCCAAGGCCGAGAAAGACGGTGTCGTTCTCGATTACGGGGAAGGCGGACGCATCCGGATCGCCCGGGCGGGCGGGTCGAACAAGGCCTACCTCTCGGCGATCGAGAAGATGCATCGGAAGTACCGGAAACAGATCCAGCTCAATATCCTGTCCGAGGACGTCTCCCAGCGGATCCTCCGGGAAATCTTCGCGGACACGGTCATCCTCGGGTGGGAAGGAGTCACCGGCCCCGATGGTAAGGATCTGGATTTCACCCGGGCGAACGTCCTCAAGGTCCTGGAGGACCTCCCGGACCTCTTCGCGGACATCCGGGAGCAGGCGAGCAGCGCGGCCCTTTTTCGCGAGACCCTCGAGGAGATCGACTCGGGAAACTAAAGGAGGTCCTTCTCTATCAGCTCGAGATGGGGAAGGACGAGGGATGGATCGCGGAACGGTGTCTCCGGGAACGCCTCCCCCTCCCCTCTCGAGTAGAGAACGCCCCCCAGCTCTTCGATGGGCTCGAGCTCTACTGGTGGGCCTATCAGGACCTCTCGACATGTCGCCCGGCTGGGTTCGGAGGAGCCTATCCGATCCCGTGGACTGCAATTGTAGAGTACGCCCAGGTTTACGACTTCGACGAGGTCCAGACCGAGGCCCTTGTACGCCATGTCCGTACAATGGACGAAGCGTTCTTGAAATGGTACGAGCAGAGGTACGGCCATGGCGATAAGCAACAGCGGACCGGAATTCGCTCGACGAATGCTTCTAAACGCCTCCAAATTGGGGCGTGAGGTCGAGCGGGTCGTCCGGGGGGCAGCCCTAACGATTGATCAGACTGCGGTCCTCGCCACCCCGGTAGACACCGGCCGGGCCCGCGGAAACTGGATCGGCTCGATAGGATCCCCGGCTACATCCGCGGATCAGCCCACCGACCCCTCGGGGCAGGCGGCCATGGCCCAGGCAGCGGCAGCAATTTCACGGTTCAAGATTGGCGCTATAATATATATAGCGAACAACGTCGAGTACATCGTCCCCCTCGACGAGGGGCACAGTAGGCAGGCCCCGGAGGGGATGGTAGACCAGGCAATGGCGGAGGGAAGGAGATACGTAAAGAAGGAGCGGATACGGCTAAGAGGATAGAATGGCGGAAGAAGTTCTCAGGATACGGGTAGACGAGACAGGGACTCGGGTCGTCCAGCGGCGCCTTGCGGCCGTGGGCACCGCGGGTCAGACGGCAACCTCGAAGATCGGCGGGCTCCGGAGCGCCCTCGTAGCTCTGGGAGGGGCCTTTATCGCCCGTGAGACGATCCGTACCCTCGCCTCCTTCGGACAGGAGATGTCCACCGTCGCGGCCGTCACGAACGCGACAGGGGCCGAATTCGAGGCTCTCACGGACCGGGCGAAGAACCTCGGCGCTACTACCCGGTTCACCGCGGGGGAGGCGGCCCAGGCGATGACGAACCTCGCCCGGGCGGGCTTCTCGACGGCGGAGACGATGGAGACCGTCGGGGATACCCTCCTCCTCGCCCAGGCCGGGGCCCTCGACCTC